ACACTATCTGGCCCTCCTAACATCCGCAAACAAGCGGGCATTAGACGCTTTGCCATTAAGATGAATGTCAATCCAAAGACCACCCGCATTAGGAGGACCAAAGCCTTTCTCGGCTTCCCACCCGTCATGCTTATTAATCGTTTTATAGGTCGGCAACTGAACGTGAACCTGCTCATCTTGATATTCTGTACCTTTATCTGTTATGCGGAATCGTGGAATAGGCATCTCCAATTGAGAATGGATATGCCCAGAAATGAATAGGTCGGCATCAGGGTATATAACGGCCCTACGAGCCGACTTAATCGCACCTCGTGTAACTGGTGCGCTGCCGCCATCACCGTGGGTGTAAGCAATCTTCAATGTTTGGCAAAAAGGCTTACCGTTGGGTCGCAGATATCTGTATAGGAACCATCCGCGATACGGCATTTCGTAGATAGTGGAACCAGCGCGCAGCCGAAGAAGTTCGATTGCTCTGGTAATTAGGCGGGTTTCGTTGTTCTTAAAGACAGAAGACTCATGGTTGCCCCATGCCCAAATAGCTATATTCTTGGCGTAAGGCTCTAAGAACTCTACGGTCTCGTCTACAATATCATCGAAATAAGAGTTTAAGTAGGCCGCCTTCATAGAAGACTTAGCGGCTCTCTTGTCATTTCGACCCTGCATAGCATCAAACCAATCACCCAAAAATATAACTGGGCAATTTACTTCAAGAGCTTGGTCTAAATGCTTCTTTAACTGCTTTCTGTCACACTCCCTTGAGTCAAAGTGCTGATCAGACATAACAAGCAGAGTGCTTGTTATATCCGCTTTAAAATTCTCAACGGTATGGGATAATCGAACTACCCCTTCAGATATTCTCTCCAACTGCATCGTCAAACACATCCTCTAATGTGAATGACAAGGATGGATTTAGCGGCCCATCTTCCGTTATGAGCATATCAACTAGCGCCTGTACCCCACGCTTCCAATCGTTTGGGTTAATCAGTCTTAACTGCACCCCATTATACGGAATGGACCAGCTGCTGCCCTCTTCCATATGTGGTGTAATCCAGATTTCCTCATCTAAGTTAGGAATTAGCTTAAACCCCTTACCCATCTTGGTGTCAAAAATCATCTGAACCAAGACAGTAGGATTTATAGCCGTGAGTTCTGGCTCGCTCTTTACTTCTTTTTTAGGGGGAGCGGGTTCTGTTACTACCTCCCTTTTAGTGTCTTTAGTGGCAGTAGACGTAAGGTTTACTGCAAGGGGGACGCCTGTTGAGGTCAACAAAGTAGCGGTCTGATCCATCCTCTGACCTTTGTGACCTACGCCCAGTATGTGGTCTACTTCTCCTTGAGGCTCAGAATGAGGATCACCCAACGGCATTATAAAGCTCCTTCCACGTCTTGGACCGATGAGGGGTTATTGGGGTCAAACCAGTTATGCGGTTCTTCTGGGTAATGTTCTTTCCAACGTATCTGCATAGCCACATTGGAAAAACGATCCATAAGTTGATATCGCTCTTCACGCTCCTTATTTAACTGCCTTAGAAGAGCGGCAATAACAAAAAGAAAACACACCAAAGTAAAAGCTATAATTGCAAAAGTCATACGAGGTTTCCTACGGTTGAGGGGTATATGGGTATTCGTTCCTTTTCCTGCTTGGTCTTAGCTTGATCTACCAGCTTATCCACTATGCTATGCTCCTCGATGTCTTCCAGTTCTGGGTCGAAAGGTTCACCATTTATGTAGGGCAGCATTATCCTACCCTCCATTGCACCAATCTCCAGAGTCCTGCGGAACATCTCTATAGCTATGAGCCATGCCATAACCAAGTCGTCATGCCCCCCAGGAAGAGCCTCAAAGCGAGTCCCGGCTTTATTTAAAGCGAAGATTTCAAACTGGGCAAGCAACAGCTGACTACGCACTATTACAGATCCATCCTGCATCATAGCTCTGCCAGAAGCAATAATCTCAGCGCGAGTGCGTAGGTTTGTATTGAATCCTAACTTCGAAGTCTGCTTATCATACGCCTCCCCACTATTATTGGCTTGCAGATAGATGTTTGGATACCCCAGCCGCGACAAAATGCGGTTGGAGCCGCCGTCTGCGTTGTTCTCAATGCCTATAAGCGCATTGTTATACCACGTTCCATACTGGTAAGCGATCTCTCCAAAGGTTATAGGGTCAATCTTACCCTGCACCTCAAATACCTGCTCACCTGTCTCAACGCAAATACCTTCAAGAACAGAGTCATCCCCTCGTTCCAGCCCCTCAGCCACATCCCCCCCAATGACGTAGGTTAATTCCTGCTGTGGCTTACTCCAAATCCTCTGTTCCATAAAAATTATAAGGTTATCAAGTTATCAAGGTTATCACGATTATGGGTTATCACGGCTTCCATTATTATCATTATTATCATTATTATCACGTTTTCATGCCGCCTTAAAATGATAACCTTTCCCATTTTCGTTCTGTGCCAATACGCCTACGTCGGGTGCAGCAACCTTTTCTCGTAAGCTGCGCACCAGTTTATGAGAAAAAGCCAGCTTCTGACCTATGGGGACGAATGCTCCATAAGCTCTGGCTTCTATTTCATCCTCATCCCACATAGCTACAAGCCGATCTTTGGCATCTCTGGGTATATGAGGGTTATCAAACATAGACCACTGGTGAAAGGATATATTTCTTTTGTCCCTTTGGAGATACAGCTCTTCGTATATCCAAGGAACACCCCTATCATCAAGCGGTGTCATCGTCCCAGTTAAGAATCCGTTAAAGTCAGCCAAGCGAGCTGTGCATTCTGAGTAAATAGGCTTAGGCTGCACCTCGTTTAGACGCACTTTATGTAAACGAACCCCCTGAAACGTCTTCCTTTTCTGTGTAGAGAACTTAAATGTGATGGTAGAGCCGTTAGTGAACTTCAAAAGGTGGTTAGACCAGCCGTTTTTATCACTATACTGGCAAGCATCATCCACCATGTTCCACATTATGCCCTTTTCGTCTGTGCCTAACACCTGCTCATAGAAAATTTTCTCCGTATCCATAATGGATACATCCTCTGTGTCGGACACAACCCATATTCTTAGGGGAGTTTGGGCAAAACGCTCCCCTTCTTTCCTAAAAGACTTGGTTATAGGGTCTATCCATAGGGCATCTGCGGTATCTTCAATAGCTCCGAGGAAGGATTTACCCCCTCTGTTACCTGCCGTAGCCCATTTATTGACCGATTGGTCGAATAGCCAGCCCACTTGGCAAGAATTTACAGGCTCATACCCCTGATCTTTGACCTTTTCATACCCTCCATAATGCTTACCCTTATAGAATCCAAAGGGTTGAAAGGAAAAGAATGGGGTTTGCATAAGCCTAACCACATCCTCATACGCCTGTGGCTTGGCCTCAGCTATTATCGGCAGCAGGTCAGGTCGGCTATTAAGCGTCCCTGCCAGCTCTACTATAGGCTCAAATTCTGACATAAGCTAATAAATAACAACCACTTAACCTTATCCGCCCAATAGGCGGCGCTCATTTTTCCTTTTGCTATATTTTTAGAGTGCCTCGCCTTGAAGCTGGCTCTCTTCTTTTTCATTGCTTCAGACTCACCAGCCTTGGGTTTACCTGCCGTCTTAGCCCCTTGTTCTCCAAAGCGGATAGTCTTAACCTTATCACCTTCTTTGGCCACCACGACATGGGACTTTTTAGGATGGTTGGGCGTCCTTTTCGGTTTATTGAAACCAGACACCCCTGCTCTGGCTAGTCTTGGGTCCTTCTTAGCCATTAGTATTTTCCCTTCTTCTTCTTAGCTTTAGCCTTAGCTTTCTCACGAGCCTTGGCTGCTGCGGCCTTACCTTTCTTGGTATACGCATACGTTTTGTTTCCAACTTTAGGCATTTTGCCCTCCTTGTTAAGCTGCGACCTCGAACAGGTCTTTTTGTTCATCTTTACTCTTGGGCGGCTCCCATCTCTGATACCGTTTTACCACTATGTCTAAGCATTCGGCAGGTGTTAAATGCTTCAGATCAGTATTAACAGACATCTTTAGCATATCCCTCCACCAGTTTGTGCTATCCATAGAGTCAAACCTCCTCATATAAGAGTATCTACGCAGTGCCCAACCGTGTAGATGTATGTCAGATGGGATTCTATCAAGCGTTCTTCTTAGCCAATCTTCTCTATTTATTCTTGGAGGCAGCAGCCCTATGCCAAGCCAGTTTCCTCGCTCTTTGGCCAATGGGATTAACTCATCAAGAAGCTCCTCCGGGTCTGTGTCATGGTAAGTTGGGAATCCACCAAACTTTTCGTAGTTATCCAGTGACCTTTTCCAATTCCCAGATATGTCATCTAGTCCAGCTATGGCGTCAGCCATTAAGCCCCACTCTTCACACCAGTCTTTGTAGGCATATCCGTCAATCTTAGCCCCTGTAGTAAGCTCACTGTAAGCACCTGAGTCTATGAGCAGGTGACGGAATGAAGGAAGATATCGCTGAATCCAGCTTTTCCTTCTCGATTGCAAGTGATACGACAGTAGTATTGGCATATCACGAGCCGCATGTGCCTGAAGCTGATTGTCAGGGCTCGCCAGATAGATTCGCATTAACTTGAAACTTAGTCCTTTCGTCTTTTTTTATAGTGCCATCTGCACTAACTTTGTGACCTGTAATGTGTAAATAGAAGTTTGCTGTAAAGTTGCACCCCTCTTCTATACCGTGTAGACCCTCAAGAATCCTTCTTCTATCT